AACAGGTTTAGAAACTTTACAACCATGTTTGAAGAACTGACTAATTTTGGTATTAGTGGACACGATGATTGTGTAGATGCTCTAGTCTGGCTTGTAAATGGATTAGCTCGTAAAGGTCAACTTCATTTAGACTTTTAATAGAAGGTATAATAAAACTATGGGACCTGAATATATTGCCGTCATTTTTAGTGCTGTAATATCCTCCTTAACTGGGGGAAGTTGGGTAGCTGGTAAAGTTTTGGAAAGGCATCGTGAAAGATTAAA